AGTGACAAGTTCTATTCTTGGATATATCCGTTCACAAAAATTTTTAGCAAGATAAGCATTCGCACGCTCACGACCCTGTTCTTTTAATAACGTATCAAAGCGTTTATTAACGGTAATTTGAACAATTTTAGGTTGTTCTGAAAGTAACGTTTGCGCATTTGCTAATGCTTTGGCTCTTTTTTCTTTTTCATGAAGTTCAGGATAAGTTGGAAACGGCCTTTCAATAGGCTGACTTGGCTTGTAATATAAGGTTTGATTAACTGTGTTGCTTGAAACTATAGTCATTAAAACCTCATGAAAAAGAAAAACTGGGGTGTTTTTTAATAAATTCAGCGGCATGTTATTGGCTATGCCGCTATTTGTTTTTAGCTACGAGGCGTTCGATGAATAAACCCGCTAACAATTGGTACGAAGACAACATCAAGTTTTTGTCTTCTGTAAGCGTTCCTCCAAACGAAGTAAGGCTCTTATCAAATGGCGAGTTGTACGAGGTTTGCGGCATTTTTCAGCGCGCCACTCGAAACCATATAGAAAGGCGTTGGCTTCCATCAAAAGATTGTCGAAATGCGTTGGCGCACCACCTGCGCACGATTTTTCCAAACGAATGGATAGAGCACGCAAAATGGACAGAACTAATTGAGCACGGATTGGAAAGTATGATTCATGGACGTAACCACCCCCGTATATCTGAATCTGAGTTTTGGGATTCTTTGGAAGAATTAGAGACAGACTTACACCTTGCGATTCGGACAACTTATAAGACAATTTTGCTTTTTCAGAGTGGAGACAACCGACATTTGACCGTAAAAACGGATGTTTTTGTTGTGCCTTCACGCATGAATGAGTTTCTAGCGTCTTTGGTGTCTGGTGATATTTATCCTGCTTGGGTTGCTCAGGTTGATTCTGGACTGACGCCAAAAGTGGAAAACGGGGTATACCCTCAATATACCCAGAGAAAAGAGTAATACTCATTACATAGTTCCTTTCATATTCTCAATGTGATTAATTTCACTTTCTAATAACTGACTGATAGCCACATAATCAGGTTTTTCAGTCAGCACATACCTTTGTAATTTACGCAGGCGTGACGCATAACGGTCATTACAAACTTGGCGTTCATCCTGACGATTCCAGTTAATACAATCATTAATTAAAAATGCATCTGTTGAAGCGGCATCTAATACAGGGGTAAATGTTGGTTCTGATAGATTCATTTATGTCATTCCTAAATTTAAAATGTAAATATCCCTGACGCGCAAACGTCATTTAATTGATTTAGAATTATTTATTTAAAAATTGAAGGGAGTTTTTTAGGAAACATGGCGACGCCACTTTTAATTATATTAATCGCATTAACAATTAATTTAATTTCTTCTTTTGTAAACTCTTCATATTTACAATCATGTCGATTTTTATTAATTCCTGCATAATATAAAATCATCCCTAAAAATTTTTTATTATTACTGGCATCATCATTAAATTTATCACGCATATTATCAATGAACTCTTGAAGTGCTTTATCTTCTGAACCAAATAGTTCATTTTTTAATTGATTAATTTTATGTAAACCGTAAGCACGTTGTTTAATAGGCATAGGGTTGTACTGCGTTTCTGATAATGCTGGATCATGTTGCATCGAAATCACCTATATTCTCGAAATTAAATAACCTATGGCGAATAAAATAACAGGAACAATATATTTCAAATCGTTGTTACGTTTATTTTTAAATGAATCGCCCGTTAATTTATATTTAAACTGCTGCTTATCTATCTGAGTCATTTGTATAATCTCCAAAATCTTTATTTATAACCTAATAAATTTCTCATAAAGCTATATCAAACCATTGATTGACTAAATCCCGCAACTGTATCTATTGCAGTAACTAACGCAGGAGATGAATGTAGACGAGCTGAAATTGTCACACCGACTAATGCTAAACAACGGATCGCATTATTCACACACTGTTTAATTTCAGCAGAACGGGCATTATTAATTCGACCTGCCAAAACTACTTGGCTTGCTAGCTTTCCAACTTCGGCTGTTGCATTTAAAATATATGTAGGGAAATTTCCCCCACTGGCATTATTTAAAGGTACTGACGGCTGACATTGAAGTTGCTCTAACAAACCATCAATTAAAGTTGCATCTTCTGTTGCATCCGTTACGCTTACAATATCAGCACAAGTAAATTGATGCGGTTGTTCAGGATTTAACTTGTTACGCAATATTTGCGCATTCATGCCGATTGCTTCCGCTATCTGAACAAGGTCACCTTTGTGAGCAATCGCAAAAGCGCGGCATGCATTATCAAAGTGATTTTGTTTGGAAGCCTGATAATCAAACATGGCTTTTATTCTCCTAAAGCGAATAATTAATTATGCATTAAGCGAAATATCACAGTCTGATAATGCTTCAACGGTTAGCTTTGCCATATTTATAAAAACACGACCATTTTTCATTTCTTTGTGCTTTTTGCGGACAGGTAAGCGACCATCCTTAATCATGTCTGTAACTGTACTTTTAGCCATTCCAAATCTTTCACAGTAGGCTTCTATAGTGAGATACGGCTCAGGAATGGTGATTGTAATATTAGGGCGCATAGTGCAAAATCTCCAATTCGGGTTTTATCCGGTGGTATCCGAGTTTATTCGTATTTAACTACAATATAAGGTGAGTCTATTTCGTATTTAACTACAAGTCAAGATATTTGTCGTATTTTACGAAGGTGACGGAATGAATATGGGAAAATTTCATCTAGAAATGTTTGGCAAGAGTGAGCCAGTTCTTGACCGCATTATTGAAGCTTATGGCTTTAACTCTAAAATTATGTTGGCACAACACTTTGAAATAGCATCAAGCAGTCTCGCAGGTCGATATAAAAGAGACAATTTCCCCGCCGATATGGTAGTTAGATGTGTAGCTGAAACAGGGGTTAGCTTACAATGGCTAGCAACTGGTCACGGTAAAAAATTTGACGATGAAGAGTTAGATATACTTCGTCTGAAAAAATATAAAATAATCGATGGTGAAGAGTTTGATGCTGGCATGGCCATGTTTGATAAAGTGCTGTTCAAACAAGGAGTACCATTTCCTAAGGAACCAATAGTGGTTCAAGATGGGCAAAATTATTTTATTGTTGACCGTAAATTTGGTGAAGTTTACGACGGCAAGTGGCTGGTACGAATTGACGATAAGATAAGCATAAGAGAACTTACTCGCATGCCTATGCAGCGTGTTCGAGTTTCTGGCGCAGGTATGGCTTTTGACTGTGAGCTAAAAGACATTTCTATTATTGGGCGTGTAGTTACTATTATTGATAATCAGTAATGTCTCGTTATGAAACAATCTTTATTATTTGTGTATGTTAATTCAAGAGAAATAGTATCAATACAAGCAATTGATGATATATCTCATAATGATACATATATTCAAGGAATAAGCCTTAATCCTGATGAAAAGGGTAAATTTAAAACTTTTAGAAAAGACCGTGTAATTGAATATTTCGATAGTTTAGATGAAGCACAACTATTCATTGATAACATGATTGAATGCGGTGATTTTGAAATAAAGGAACCAAAACCTGAAACTTTTGACGTCCATTTTACTGGATTTAAAAAAGACGATAAGTCTGAATTAGAAAAGCTAGCTAGTGATGCTGGTATGGATGTTAGAAAATCAGTAACTAAAGCTTTAAAATTACTTTGTTATGGATATAACGCAAGCCAAATGAAGATGGATAAAGCTCGCGAAATGGGAGTTATTATTTCAAGCGAAAAGCAATTTCGTGGCGTTTTAGATACAGGTGACTTTACTGAACATCGTTAATTTGGGGTTGTCATGACAGTTAAAAAACAGCCTGACGGGCGTTGGCTTGTTCAATGTTTTCCAAATGGTCGTGAGGGTAAAAGAGTTCGTAAGCTTTTTACAACCAAAGGTGAAGCCATTGCATTTGAACGCCATATTCTTGATGAAACACAAGATAAGCCGTGGCTGGGCGAAAAACAAGATAAACGTAAGCTTACTGAATTAGTTGAAACTTGGTTCCGTGCTCATGGTGTGACCCTTGGTGATGGTGAAAAGCGTAAATCTTTAATGATATTTGCCTGTGATGCCATGGGTGACCCTCTCGCTATTGAATTTAATGCAAAGGTTTTTTCTGTATATCGTGAAAAACGCTTAAGTGGCGAAATCACGCGAACAGATAGATTAAAAACTGTTACTCCGCGCACGGTTAATTTAGAACTTGCTTACTTTAGGGCTATGTTCAATGAACTAATTAGGCTGGATGAATGGACAAAAGAACACCCATTAGCAAAAGTCAGGTCATATAAAACTGACGAACAGGAAATGGCTTTCCTTGATGATGAGCAAATGAGACTACTAATAACTGAATGTGAGAAAAGTAGCTCAAAAGATTTGATTCATGTCGTTAAAATTTGCCTAGCAACTGGTGCGCGATGGTCAGAAGCCGAAAAACTGACAGCATCACAAATCAGAAATAACACAATCACATTTATCAAGACAAAAGGTAAGCGTAATAGGTCAGTTCCCATCAGTGAAGAGTTTGCAAAAACATTGCCAAAAGTGAAGGGCAACAATCCATTATTTAAATCTTGTTATTCTGCATTTCGCTCTGCCTTAGAACGTACAGATATTGAATTGCCTGAACGTCAATCATCTCACGTTTTACGACATACTTTTGCTTCGCACTTTATGATGTCCGGTGGCAATATTTTAGTATTGCAAAGAATACTAGGGCACACCGATATCAAGATGACAATGAGATATGCTCACTTTTCGCCTAATCATCTTTCTGAAGCAATAGAGTTCAATCCACTACAAAAACTAATTTAA